ATGGAAAAGTACAAAAAAATAGTAGAACAGTTCATATATAATAACGATAAAATACTAGCAGCATATTACGGAGGTAGTATAGCTAGAAATGATTCTGACAGCTATTCAGATATAGATTTAAGACTTGTAGTTAATGAACAAACATATAAAGATAAACTTTTATCCGAGTTCACCGATTCATTTGAGAATATACTATTTATTGAAGATAAGACAAATAATTTTTCTGTATTCCATCTAGATGACTTATTTAAAATAGATGTTTTTGTTTTTTATAAAGATGAACTCACACCTAATATATGGTTAAACAATATAGATATTATTAAAGATACGGATAACTTTTTATCGCAAATTAAAAGCCAATCAAATAAAACTGTCACTATTTCACCAGCAAGAATCGCTTATATAAGAAATAAATATTTAGCTTATCTAATCGAAACTTATAAAAGAGAAAAAAGAGAAGAGTTTCATTATGTTAATTACTCCATCAATATGATGGCTAATATTATTTGCTATTTGTGGTACTTAGATATTGGTGTAGAGCCTAATAGTTTGGGAGATTGGTCTAAGTATCAAGGCACAAGGAGTAAATTAAATCCACACAAATTAGATATTCTTGATGAAATTCTTACGAAAGATTTTTTTGATCAAAGAATAATACTAAATAAAGAATTTGTATGTGTTTTAGAGAATATTGATAAAAATCATAAAGTTTATAAGTCACAAGAAAGTAGAGAACTAATTAACTCAATAACAAATAAATTCCATGATAAATAAATTTAAGCAAAATCCCATCAACTTAGTTTGGTTTAATATTTTAGATATTATTGAGTATGGATTGTATTGTGGAGATAGTTTAATACCTAAGACTGATGTATTATGGTTCAATATGTTTTAAACTAACATTTACTTTAAAAAAAGGATGATTAAAAATGAAAAGTTTAAACATTACAGCTTTATTTCTATTCATTGTAGGTGCTATAACAATTGTATCAAAAAGCTTTACTCCTGAATATATTGATTCTCAAGGAATTTTGCATGACTTCTTATTACCTATAGGTTTTGGAATTGTTTTTATTGCATTATGTACTTTTGTAGTAAGTCTATTGATTAGTATTATTAAAAAAAATAAAATTAACAATATTTAACGAAAAGAGGCGACTGTCTGTAACAGTCTACCTCTATATAGTCTTAACCTCTTCCACCTAATTAAATTATAGCATAAAAAAGCCCACCTTAATTGGTGGGTTGTTCACTATATTCTTCTTTTAATATACCCATATAAACATCAGTGTGGTATTGATTATTTATTAGCGCCCCGTTTCTATCTCGACCTTCTTCAATAAATCCTGCTTTTTTATACGAACTAATGGCACGCACATTATAATCTAATACTCTTAAATAAATTTTATTTAAATTCAGTGAAGTAAAACCATATTTTATTATCGCTTTTGTAACGCTGGTGCCTATACTTTTTCCCCAATAGTTCGGATTAAATATACCAATAGCGAATCTCGCTTTATTATCTTCTTTTTCAATAGTTAAATTTACTTGCCCAATAAAAACACCATTATAGTCAATAGCCCACTCAAATGGGTTACTTTTTATTTCTTCAATCAAAATTTCAGCTTTTTCTCTCGATTTTTCAGTACGATAATCTAGTGATGATCCATACATTTTTAATAACTCTTTTTCAAAAGGTATACTTAAATAATCATCAATATCACTTATTTTTGCATCTCTTAATAATATATTTTCCGTAACACTGATTGTTTCTTTTTCCAAATCAATCACTCTCTCAATTCAAATTTGAATTTAGTTTTTTACATTTTATTAAAACCCCCATCACACAAAGTGACAGGGCAAGTAATGGTTATTTATAATATGAAAAAATTTTTATCAAAGCTATTGTCTACAGGGATAGCCTTAATAATTGTATATTTCCCATATAATTAAATGTTAAACATAAAAAATAACCCAATCAAAAGATTGGGCTATTAATTTTAAAAAGTTTAAGAGATATAGAGTTATATAACTCTACAAGCAGTGTAGCATATTTCATTTAATTTACAATAAATTTGAATTATTTTTAAATACTCCAGCCTATTTCCGTATGACTGGAGCATGTAATACATAAAAGTTTGTTATTCGTAGATTAGCCAAATTTTACTATTATAGCTAAAATTAGCTATGTTTAAAATGTACCCACTTATGTATATTATAAACAAAAACAACCCTACCTAGTTTCCGCTAGATAGGGTTTAATAGCATATGAAATTTGAATAAGTAATCAAAAGATTTCTATCGATATAATAACATAAATCGCCAATTTGGCTAGTCAAATAAGTCTAACAAAAAATCTATATATCTTAAGCAAAACATCACTATTACATACCTGTTATTCATTACTAAACCTTACTACTTTCATATGCCAATTTATTTAAAACAATCATTCGCTTATAACTGTAGGTATACTTGAGTTATACACCTATTTTTCAGTTATTAAACCCCTAAAAAAATTAGCATAAATTGACTATAAATATTATGCGATTCCTATCCTAAAACTATCCTATCTTAACACCTTATACCTAAATCTCAATAATACATATGTAACCTTCAATAAAGGTAAATTCATTCTAGTAATTTAAGAGTAAGACGTAGTAATTTTTAATGTCAGTTTCTGTATAATTTTCACACATATAAGCTATTACTCACTTTTGAGTAAGAGACATTTCTGTCCGTAACCTATTTACTCTATCGAACTTGCTCAAAATTGCGCGTGTTCCCACAATACTCAAAACGATTTCTAAGCAGCATAGCTTATAACTACGCAAATAAAACGATTTAGAGGAGTTTAAATCACAATGAGTGATAGGCAATTATAGTCTATCTGAATACTTCACTCAATCAGCTTATTTTTTGTCAAAACCATTTGTGACGTTAGCATAAGCTATCTGCATTTTATTTCTCCTTACTACTTATCTAATTAATTATACTATCTAGATTGTATAATTCTAAAAAGTTACCCAATGATATTAAATAAACTAAATTTCGTTAACATCATTTATAAAAAAATACACTTAGGCATCAAAGTTTTGCTTAGGTGTTTATTTAACATTATATATAGTTCATATATGAATTACTTTTATACACTTAGGAATTATTATACAATAACTTAATTTTATACATTATAATATTACACAACATATTAAAAGAGGTGATTTTGTGATAGAAAGTATTTTTTCGATACTAGCTAGTGTTCTTACTATATTCAGTTTAATGTATGCTTTTATATTTAACAGTAATTCTAAATTAACTAAACAAAATACTATTCAGCAAAACGTTGGGGTAAATAATACAAATATTAAGAATGAACAAAAAATAGATATAAAGCATAATACCCAAAATTATGTAAAAAACACATATGAAAAACTTAATACTAACCAGGATGACAATATGATGATGGTAATGGTTGGCATAGGATTATTTTTAGCTATAAGCATTTATATTATGTTTAGTACAGTTATTATTACTATATCGTGTATTTTAATACTCGTAATTACATGGATTACTATTTATAGGTTAAAAAAATTCGAACTCCCAATTATTAGAAGTTATTTTTATTTTTGCATTAAATATATAGTACTTTCTCTTCTATTAGTAAGTACTATTTACTTTAAACCTACAACTATTTCTACTTTGGAAATGAGATTAGATACATTACACATTGGTGGAGCCAATCTTTTTTTAAATTCCTTTTCAAGTTTATTAGTAACAACATTTGGTTACTTTAAAGAGTTAAACTTCCCTAGTATTCCTTCATTTATAATAATAGCAAGATTTGTGGGTATTATAGCAATATTCACTAATATATTTAGCGATTTTAGAAAAAGTAAAATATTAAAAACTGTTAATTCATTATATACAAGTACTTTAAGACACATTTGTAATTATATTTGGTTATTGTTAGGTATTGTTTTTGCATTTACGTTTTTGCATTTGTATATATTCGAAGAAAATATTGAACAGATTGTAAATTTTCTTATTAATTGGTTTAATAAATAAGCACTAGTATATTCTATTTATATGTACTTAAAAAGTTCTTAAAGCTATCATATAGGTTATGTAGTAATTTATTGATTTTCACTTACTTAACTATTACTTAATTGAGAGACCACCATTATGGTAATCTCTCAATTAATTTATTATATAGTTGTCTCACACGTTCTCCACTTAAATTAAAATACTTACCTACTTCCCTATATGTCTTACCTTCACTTAACAATAAGAATATAAAATACTCTTTATCGCTGGCTACCTTCTCAATGATTGATTCTATTTCATTAAAGCGTATATGCGCATCTATATCATGATCGTGTATAATTTCATCATCAGTATCATCAGTTAAATTAAAGAATGTATCTAAATCTTCCTCTTGGTAGTTAATAGGCTTAGCTAACTTGTGGTAATTAGAGATAAACTCTTTAATTTCCTGCTTATCATCTATACAGTGCATGCTTTATCCTCCACTTTAAATGTTGCTACCTCGTTAATAGGCTTTATCTGCTCTATATCGCTTGTTTTTCGACACGCTTTATACAAATCAACTTGTAACCTATCAATCACATCAAAGTCTTTTACACGTCCGTTAGTAGCCATGTAACGCATGATATTTCTTTGCTCTTGTAATGTATACGAACTGATTACTCGCTTTAATATCTTTAATCTTTCATTAGACTTACGCTTGTAGTAGCTTAGTTTACTCTTTTCTTCAATGATATAAATAACCAGCTTGTCTAGTGGGTAAGAGGTAGATACTAATTGTCCATTATCATCAGTGATAACATGCGACATATTTAAGTGATACATACACTCTATTTGCATATTCATAGCTTTAATCTTACTATTAATAATTTTCGGGTTAAACTTCATCAATAACTCATACTCTGTGAACTTATTTTTTTCAAAGTCTGGTAGCATTTAACCACTCCTTATACATTAATCAATATCATCAACAAACGTAACTTCTCCCACACTTAAGTTATGGTTTTCAGTCCGTATACTATGATATTTGCCTAATAGATCTCTTGCTTTATTTCTATCGCTCGCTTTAATAGGTACTTCAATCAATTCAACATGTTCATTATAGATAACGTTTAAACGCTTAGTAACAGGATTTTCTACATACTCGCCACGCTTAACCACAATCTCTTTAGTTTCAGTTTCTTCGCCTGTTGCTGCTCTTGATAATAGATATAATAATTCTTGTGCTTCCAGTACACCTTTTTCCATGAGTTCTTTCTTTTGACTATCAATGTAATTTTTAACTTTATCATTCTTTAGCAGTCTATTACCTGCAACATGAGCGCTTGTTTTACTATATCCAGCGTTTATAGCTGACTGAGTAATGTTTAATGATTTAAGATATTCATCAGCAAAACGTTGTTGTTTAGTGCTTAGTTCATTCATATAATCACTCCTTATATATTAATAAAGCCAAACCAATTAAGGCTTGGCTCTGTCTGTTATGAGTATTTCGCAACCACTTTATTATATTCATCTTGGATATTTCTAAAGTAAGAGACACCTTCTGCATCTTCTGCAATAGGTTGACCGTTCGTTTCCATACCACAACTTTCAAGTACATTTAGATTGAATAACGCTTTTTCATGTTCTGGATTATCACTATACGGGTTTAATACCTTTTTCTTAATCTCATAGAATACAGATTCAACTTGTCTTTGTTGCACCTCATTCAAACGTTCTTCAATAGCTTTTTGATATATACTTAATTCATATACGCCCGTATCATCTGGATCTAAATGCTCAATGAAATTAACTAACTCATTATTATCAATTAACTCTATTTTTGCGACTAAATCTTGTCGTTTCAATAATTCATCTTGTGGATTATCAAATGTTACAACTTTATTAGATTGTTCAATGTTTTTAATCTTCTCTTTAGTTTCTTCAATTAATTTAGTTGTAAGTTCTTTGAATTTCAGTTGCATATTGAATACTTTTTCTTTCATCTTGTTATGCACAACATCTTCACGATACCCCTTTTTCAACATTCTACCTGTTTCATTTAAATAACCATCTAACTCCTTAACTAACTCGTTATATCTCTTATCTGTTAAAAATACGTCCCATGTTTTAAATTCTGTCATTATTGATTACCTCTTTCATCTTTGATTTCAATTGATTGTAGTGCTTCTAAACGCTTGATATTGCCCTTTATAATGCTTTCGATAGTGTTTATTGCTTCGTCTTTATCTTGCTTACTTGTGATGATATAGTAGCCTCTTTTGTCCCTCGTACGACAACTACCAATCGGATATTTAAACCTTAAAACGAGATCGTTGATAATACTTGCTAACCAGCGATAATTTGCTTGATTGATTTCAAGACGTAATTGTCTTAAAACTTTATCTCTTGTAATATACTTGTTAGGTGCATTTGTTATCACATCAACTACTTGGCGGTGGTCTGTGGGTAATTCTTGCACCCTTTGTTTTTCTAATACTTTTACCATTTACATACCTTCTTTCTGTTTTTTTAGATTTTTATTACTTATCAAGTTCAACTTGAATCTTGATAACTACTCATATAAAGCCCTCCTTATGCTATAAATGTATAATTAGCAACTTTATTAATTTGTTCAATCTCTTTAATAACATTCTTTTTATTATCATTAATCACTGTCGGTGCGATTACCTGTAGCGCCTTGATAACATCTTCTATCTCATTTATTGTTAAATCTCTTGAGTTTAAGTAAATGTATTTCTTTAGATTTAATCTACTTGGCGCACATTCATCATTAATTGGTATCCTCTGCAGACAAGCTAATTCTGATTTTATTTCTCCATCTTTAGTCTTTGTCATTTTTCGATATACTTGTAGCTTGTTTAATAATTCTAGTGCCTTATTTAATGGTTTAGTCATTTTCATTTCTCCTTTTTGTGTTTGTCCCCTTTTGTGATACCAGTATGCCCCCGTTCAAATGAGGTGCTTTTTATGTCTCAAATGTTGATATACCCACATTCTTAGTTAGTGTCCCCAATGTCTCCATATTTTTATTTACAGCATATATATGAATAAAGTAAATATAAATCTTCACTTACTAATATATGTTTTAATTACTGGTGTCACTGGGGACAAATATACAGTTATTCGCTATAAACATTGATATTGTTTAGTTTCAACCGTCCCCAAACAAAACAAAACGTTAGAGGACAGGTTGAGAACAACGGGGACACCCCTACGGTCTATCGTTTCTGAAATCAAAATCTAATTCATTAATTATTTCATGTTTAATTGCATAACCTTTATACTTTTTTCCGTTTGATCTAACAGTTTTTTGAATCCTATTAGCATCAGTCTTTAAATACCCTCGTTCTTCCCATTCTTTTGTGATTGTCCTTACCTCATGCCCTAAATAATCCTTCATTGGTTTAGATAACACACATAGGTAATCTTTATGGAATATCGCCTTTAATTCGCTATTGTATACTTCGCTATATCCAGCACCAGTTATACTATTTCTACTTGCATCTAATTCTTCTAGTAACCCCTCTAACAATTCTCTAGGTTTATCGAGTGTCCTGTTGGTGTCTAACATTCTATAAAATGCAGTATCAACATTTTTATAGTGATCGTGTTCAAAGCCTGCAATGTCATTTAATATTTCTCCAGCTACCATAAAAACTGCGAAATACCTTGCTACACGCTGCATGACTTCGTTATCTCCTGCTTTATCAATATAGATACCTTCATACGTCTTAAAGCTAGCTTTATAGGACTTTTTTTGCTTACTATACTGTTTTATGAAAGCTAGTCCTAAATGCCCATAATTGCTTTCTATTCCTTCATATAACGCTCTTATATTCACGTCATCATTGAATGGTTTATCTTGTAGAGTAACGACCCTAGCACTTACACCAGCTTTCTCATTACCATATTCAACTATTGAAGTTTCTCCAGTGCTTAGTAATATGTTTTTCCAATTCTTTACGATATCGACACTCTGCACATTTCCTCGACCTTTACTCTTACCACCACTGAATTGATAAACAACATCACTCAATAAGTATGGTTTAGCTTTACGTGTATCATCATAGAGACTTGGAAAGCTGTTTAATATACTCGCTTTACGTTCTAAATCTATTGGTGTTGTATTCCATTCGTTAATGAGTTTACCAGTACCCCATGCACTAGCAGCAATTCTTAAAGCTGTTGTCTTACCCGTACTCGTTTTACTCGCCATATCTACTACAAATGGATCCACATTAAAATCATGTAATAATATCGAGCCTAACGAAGCATATACAAATGTCATAACCATTGGACTATGTTTGATAGGTTTAAACACCTTTTCTGCATAATCTTCGAGATTACCTTTTGTTTTAAAAGCATTAGCAAGTTGCCTATAGCCTTCTTCATGTATTACAAGTCTTATTTCATCATCAATTAAAGGGTGGATAAAATGACCTTTTACATGCCCTAATCTAGTAGCAATCGTTTCATCTGGTATATTATTCAATCGCTTAAACATTGATATGAATTGCACCATTTCAGTACGATTAATAGTATCTACATCAAGTCCCTTATTAGCTAAATTTATAATGTTCTTACTATCAGCAATTTCTGTTGCTTGTACAGGTATTGTTGTGATTTCCCCAGCTTTCTTAAACTTCATTTCATAACTGATGATTAAACTTTCAATATCTTTAAGTTGCTTTGTTATAAATGGTGGTGTAGACGTTATGAGTAAAGGTACGATTTCTTTATCATCTCCACGACCTTTTTCAACCATTTTATATAACCAACCATTGTCTCCAACTTTGTAATTATCTGGAATGATGTCGTTTTCTAACACTTCTTTTTTCTCATTAATTAGTTCATCTATTTCACTAGGTATTTTCAACAATCATCACTCCTTTATGTTTATTCTGTAATGTTTTTTATAGATACTAGCGAATATTTTATTAAGTTCCTTATCTGTTAATGGTGGTGAACATAACGTTTGATTATAAGAATATACAAGCCAATAAGCTAATTTATCTCCTACATTCTTAGCAAGCAATAAACCCACTAAAGACGTTAAAGTTTGATTTCTACTACCATTTACTACACCTTCTGCTACATCGTCCCAGAAAGCTTCTGTACGCTTGCCAGCACTATTGTTTTTTGGTTTATGTTGCTTTATAGCTTTCATAAGAAAGTCGTAATCTAGAATAGGTTTATCGTTATATTCGAATACAAAAGCAGCCTCTTTATTTTGCTTAACACTGTAAGTCATTGCTTGGCTTGGTACTTCACTCGCTTTGTCGTATTTCTCATTTATTACCTCGCCAATCATTTGAATTGCTTTCCTGTACAATGTAGCTTTAATTGGTTTGCTTATTGGTATCAATAACCTATAGCGATTACCCTTATATGTGTGATTAAATGTTGAATAAATTGTGTAAGCAACATTTCCCAGTTTATTATTAACTGTCTCTAAAAAATCTATATCATCAGCTAGATCATCATAATCAAGAATGAGCATGTTTCTATCAATCATATTGGCATCGTTTCTAATTTTTTTATCATCACTATTTGTCCCAGCTAGGAATACGCCACGTTCGTATTTATCCTCACTTATTACTGGTATTGATAACTTTTTAACTAAATCAGAGTATTTGATATGATGCTCTTTCTTAAAGCTATCTGCATACACATTTTTATATTCGAGAATAGTTATGTTCACATCATTTTCTATCTTTATCGGTTTATAACTCATGCCTATACCCTCCAAATAATTCATGGTTTGTGGTATAATTAACTTACGTTTAGATAAATTAATTATTTTTACGACCTTTAGTAGTTGGCGCTACTTGAGGTCTTTTTATTTCTGATAATAGAATTAGTCCCCAGCATGTAATACTGCTTAATAAACAGGCAAAATAGATAGCTTGGATAGTTGATAATCCTATAAGCATGAGGGTTATACCTAAAATGCTCATCAATGCTATAAGACATAAGTATTTAGCCATTCTAAGCACCTTCTTCATTCAATTTATTCAATTCTGAATCAAGCTTTAAAATTAATTCGTCCATTTCCTTCTGATAAACTTCAAGTAGTTTTTGCGATTGAGTCAATCTAATCCTTTGCTCGTAGTACCTTATCCCATGTTTCATCATTTCATCTTTACTCTTTAAACGATCACTCTCAAAATGTCCCTCAATTAACCATCGATTACTTTGTATTAGATCATCAAATTTTTCTTGCAAAATCTCCATATCATATTTCAAATTAACTAGTTCAAATAATTCACTTTTCATTTAAATTTCCTCCATTAATTGCTTTTTGTTTTGACCTTCCCAAACTTCTATTTGAATCTTGTCTGATAAAGAAGCCATAAAATTATTCAATACAACTTCAGCACTCACACCCAATTTGGTTTCTTGTGTTATTTCATCATATTTAGTATTGAGCCATTTCACGATTTCTACTTCATATTCAGAACGTCCATACAAGTATGCTTGTTGTTCACGTTTGTTGAGTTCATTAAAATAATTGTCTAACATTTTAAGTCCCTCCATTTATAAATGTTTTTTATTTCTAGCTTTCAGATACTTTCGAAACGCATCAATATCAACCACAGTTAGAGTTGCAGAAAGCGAAAAATACAAATCTTCTACACCCTCGTTATTTAGATCATATTGATTCAGTATGCGACTTACTGTACTTCTGCTAATACCGAATAGTTCACTTATTCTCTTAGGCGTTGCGTAAAGTGGCTTTGTAATTACTTTTACATCATCAGTAATAACATTGTCCCTAGTTGGTAATTGTTGTAGTTTTGTTTTTGGCATTGTCTGAATCCTCCTTATTATTCAATTGAAAGATATAGTCCAATTCCTTATCTAATTGAATTGAAATTTTTCTTGCAGTAACAGGACTTATACCTTTCTTCCTATTAACAACCATACTTAAATGCGTTCTTGAAATACCGATTATTTCGGCAAACTCTTTCGCAGTGTAGCCTTTCATGGCTATCTCATCTTTTAATACATTTTCTTTTGCATACATAGAACCCCTCCTAAATTAAGTATTTATATAAAATAAGTTAATTTAAATACTTATATAAGCTTCAAATAACCTATATATTAAGTACATTACAAATATAACTTAAGTTAAGCTTCTTGTCAATTTTTATTTAACTTTATAGATTTATAATGTTATAATTAACTAAATTATTAAGTCTTTATGGAGGTTTAAATTAAATGAGAGAATATTTAGAAGCAGGGCAGATTATAAAAAATGAGAGAATAGAACATGGAATTGCTTTAAGTAAAATAGCTGAATACATGCATAAAAGTAGTCCTTTTATATCAATGATCGAAAACGGAAAATCTAACCCTAACAGCGATTTTATATATGATTTTTCAAAAGCTATATATAATGACAACTCAAATGATACTTTTTACAATGACTTAGTAGCTGAAAAGTATATTGAGCTCTGTCTTAAAACAGAACGAGAAATTAAGCTGAATTATCCTAAAGTTAAAAAAAAACTGTTTGAAAGAGGATTATTAAACAATGATAATATTCTTGATAAACCTTATTTTTCATTAAATTGGCTTTTAACACAAAATGACAATCCTCTTACTTTTGGTGTGAAATATGATTTTCCAAAAAAATTAAATAAAGACAATATTTTGCCTATTAACTCATATGATTATTTTAACCAAACGCTAAAAGACTTTATTTTACTGAATGAAGAAGATAATAAAATAATCTATGGAATCATTGAAAGCTACATTATTAATAAATACGAAGATGACATACTCAAGCATTTTGAAGTTAAAGATAATGATTTAATTTATGAAGCCACACAAAGAAAACACAATGATGAATCAAACGAAAATTCAATTCGTAAATTATCAACAATAGATGAATTGATGAATCAAGCACAAAATAAATTCATACCTATTCGAAAAAACTGGAAAATAAATAATGAAACTAATTTAGACTTTATATTTACAAACAACAACATAACTTTAATCAATGAAATAGCAATGGAAAATCAAGGGTATTATGTAATTGGAGATATTTATTTCAATGAAACTAAAACAACACTTAATAATTTTAAAATAGAAGTTCCTGATAAATATCAAATCACAATAGATGAAGATAATAGAGAAATTACAATTAAGGAGTGATTTAAATGTGGGTGCGTGAATCAAAGGACAAAGACGGTAATACCAATTATCGCTATTTAGAACGCTACACTGATCCGTTAACAAATAAATATAAAACTGTATCGGTTATCCGTAATAAGAACAATGTACGCAGTCAAAAAGATGCACAATTAGAACTAAATAGAATCATTGAACAACGTATTAATGATCTAACTCCTAACACGCTTAAAACTCTCACATTTCATAAAGCGTGTGATGAATGGCTGCAACATTACACCAAACACTCTGGCTCTAAAGAAACGACAATAAAAGAGAAGAAAAGTAATATCCGTACAGTTAAGAAATCCATCACATCAGATATACTTATAACGAAAATAACTCACAAATACTTACAAGATGTTATAGATAACTGGTTTAATAGTGGGACTATGGGACGTTCACACATACAAGCGCTAATGATTGCTATACGTTCAGTGTTCAAATATATAGATAAGTATTACGGTAATTTAGATATTTCATTATTAGATAGAGTGGATATACCTAAAAAGGCTATCACTAGAGATGAGTTACAAGCAAAAAGAGAGAATTACCTAGAGGATAGTGAACTAAAAGAGTTATTAGAGTGTATGGATTACCTCATTAAGAATAAAAAGCATGCTGGTCGCAAGCGCAACTATATGATGGTTAAATCTATAATAGAATTTCAAGCTAAAAACGGTATGCGTATAGGGGAACTTCTAGCCATTCAACCAGATAACATAGATTTTGAGAATAAAACATTGCTAATAGACGGAACTATTGTGTGGAAGAAAGATAATGAAACGGGTGCATTTGGTGTAAAAGACACCACTAAAACAACTGCTAGTTATCGTACTATTGGTTTAACTACTCAAAGTCTTGCCATTTTAAAATCAATCATGCTAGATAACAAGAAAGAGAATCAATGGAATGAGCAGTTTATTGACAGAGGGTTTATATTTACTAATACGGCTGGTAGTCCAATGGATCTAAATAAGGTTAACAATATCATTGCAGAAGCAGTAGAGATTAGTTCTATTAAGAAACGAGTTACCACACATACACTACGACACCATCATATATCAACGCTGGCGCAGTTAGGCATAAACTTAAAAGCCATTCAAGATAGAGTGGGACATAGTGATTATAAGACAACTCTAGCCATATACACGCATGTTACGGATAAAATGGCTCAAGATATGATGAATAAATTAGAGGGGATAGGGAGTTAGATATGACTGTTGCAGCATTTATAATTTCAATTATTTCAATATTAATAAATATAATTATGGCTATACGCACCTTATTATCCGAACGAAAAAATGTAGATATAGAAGTTATTAACCAAGCTTACTTAGATAATATAAAGCGTGTGCATTTTAATATTATTTTTACAAATAAATCAAAAAATCCGATTTCTATTACTGGTATATCTATTTCTAGTATGATTAATTCTAAAGAAGTTATTAGATATGGTAGACATTTAAAACATAGGGTAGCACATACAACAATTAAAGGTGAAATAAATCAAGAAATTATTAATACAACTATTCCTTTTAGCATAGATTCTTATGGTGCTATTTACGCATTAATCACTATTGACCTAATAGAATATAAAACGAACGAGTTTTTAAATGAAAATTCTTATTTAACTATAAACACTAGTAGAGGACAATTAAACGATCGAATATATACAAAAGATATTAAAGTTATCGATACTAATGATATGTTAGATTTCCCTAAATAA